ACAACAGCTAACCCTCCGGTAGCTATTGCCGCTGCCGTAACTATTGTTGTATATATAGCAAGCGCCCATGCCACCCCCATAATAATAGGTTCCAGCGTGCCCCAGTTATCAGAAACAAACTGCGGAATATCTTGGAAAAATGGTTTTACTGTATTGTAGGCAGTCGTACTCTCTTGTGCAAACCATGCAAGTGTGTTGATAACTCCAGTAAAGGCCCAACCGATAGTTTCAATTGCTCCGATTTGAATATCACCGCCAGAAATTTTCAGCTGATTAAATGCACCCATAATGCCTTTGCCAACGCGGTCAAGAACATCTGTGACTTCATTCATTTTTTGTACTGCTTGTCCACCACCGGTTTTCCCCATCACGTCATTCATATTACCAACGTTCTGCGTGATGACTTCTGCCATGATAGCAGCCCGCTGTGCTTCATTTCCGTATTTAAGAATTTTTTCCTGACCCGCGTCAAAGCTGATACCGCAACGGGTGAGCGCCCCAACATTACCCTGCAATGCTCGTCCCATCATATTACTAATATTGACCATATCCTCAGCAGTAGTCTTTGTACCATGCTGCTGAGCCGCTAAATTATTCATAGCCGGAATCAAGGCAACCAACGAATCTCGCTGTGTCAGGAACGTTGCCAGTTGCTGTGCCCCAGCAGTTTGTGTCTGCCGGCTCACAACGCCAAGGCTCTGCTGTTCTCCTATGAGTTGCTTAATACTGTTTACCATATCGGCATTGGCACCCATGCGCTGTCGCATAATAACAGTTAGTTTCAAATCTGCTTGTGCTTGAGCAGCAGCAGCGTCTTTTGCTTGTTGCATAGTCGATGTTAAACTTGATATTGCAAACATACCAGCAAACATACCGATCAAACTGCCTATTGATGATTTTATACTGCCAAATATTCCGGATGCTTTACTTCCTAGCGCCTCCATTGCTCCCCCTGCAGATGTTGCTGCAGGAATGATCTCTTCTATTTTAGCGGCCATCCCTGATGCTGCAACCGACACTCGGGTCATTGCGGCAGCCGGTGCCCCCATTATTGCAAGAGCCGACTCCGTCACTGTAGCCGCCCTCCCGAGCTGCTCCATTCGGCTAACCGCGGCATTCGCTGTATCTGTCATTTTTTTAAGTGGGCCACTCACACCATCGTTAAGCGAAATATACTGCGATAATGTTGCCATTATTCCATAATCCCCTTTCCTGAAAATAAGCATAAAAAAGCGCCCATCATATGATGATAGACGCTTTTCTTATGCTTATTTCTTAATTGAAAATTCATATCCGCAATTCAAGCAAGTTGCTTTAAGTTTTTTTGCTCCCATGCCACCAGCCAACAATCCTAAAGGGCCAACTAAAAGAGTTCCGACTAACCCTTTTCCGTAGCCATACCCCTTTTTACTTACGTTTATATTAGTAGAACTGCACTTTGGACAATAAAACACGCCAGCTTCTTTCAGCTTTTCCTTCGCCAATACTTTTTGGCTTTCTGCAGACGCTTGATATGCCCTAGCTTTAGCAATTATATCCTCGTTTTTATATACACTACTGGCAAATGATACGCAATCTTTCAATTTTGCGCCTGTGATAGTAACTATTTTTTTAGTAAATATTATCTGTTTATTAATACCGCACTCTGCCATAAGCTTAACAACATTTATCCTTACACCATTTAATTCCATTGTATTATCATTTGCGCCATCTTCCACCGGTGCACCACAACTACTACAAAATTTACCTGCTACTGGAGAACCACATTTACTGCAATACATAAAAACACCGCCCTTATCCATAAATTCCACTATTTTATTTCAACAATGGTAGTATTTTTCCCTTTATTTTTTCTTTGCATCTCTTATTGCTTTAGCCTCAGCCTTGGCCCGAAGGTCAATAGCTGCAAAGATAAAAGCCAATTCATTTTCTGGTAAAGTAAGCAAGACATGCGGTAACATATGCAACTTGTGGAGAGCGAAATACGCCATGTTAGCATAGAATTCGCCCTCCTCAATTAGTTTTTTGCGCGTTTGATTTTGTCCTTCATGCCAACATCAAAACCATTGGCCTGTTGAACCGTGTTGGCAAGATCCGAAAATTCCCCAGGTGTCAACATTTTATGCACCAGTTCTGCTGCACCAACTGCACCGTAGGAATTCTGCAATTCTTCATTATTGAGATTAGGATATGTCACACAGGCAGTGGTAAGCTCTGTAATAAATTTTTCCTGATCTGTAGTAATTTTCACTTCGCGAGTGCCTGGAACAAATTCTTTTTTCTTGCATTCCCTAAGAATATTATCGCATTCCTCACTAGTCATAACACGCAGTTTCCATTCCATTGGTTTTCTATCCTTGTTAAGAAAACGCGGGGATGCCGAATAAGCAACCTCTGCCGGTTTAATTGCATTTTCTGCTAAAAAGACTTTCAAACTATCATTTTCCATTTATAATCAATCCTTCCATTACTTATTGCATGCCATCCAGCATACTAAATTTTTCCGGATACTCACAACTTTCAAATGTGAAATCAGTGTCCTGCTCAAGCCAGTCCCCATCTGCATCAAATGATGAAAGCTGTACCTCATCAATATTGCAATCCTTATAGATTATGGTCTGTCTGCCAGCAGCTGATGTTGGATCTTCATTTGTTATCTGCATATCAAAATAAGTGTCCACTCCTGTTTCTTGGTATTTCTTAATCATATCGTTAAAGAGCGGTGTATTCTGATAAATCGTCATACTGCCAGTGCCTTCACCACCAGTCGTTTTATGTCCTTTGGTTGGTCGTCCAAGAATCGGCACTTCTTTTTTCGTTTTCTTATACTTTGCACTAAACTTCTTTGCCTGAAATAACAGATATCGATTACTATCAATCGTTATATAGGCTGTTGCCATTTTAGCCGCAACAGCATCCTTGGCTTGCATTGTGCGAATCGCATTCAAATCTGACATAGTTATATCCCTCCTTTTAAGCAACTACAACTTTCAAATATAGTTTTTCCATACAGCAGGTCGGCTGAATCGTGTAGTCTGCCATAACTGTGGTCTTCTTTTCTCCCTGTGTTGGGATTGGCACATCCTCTGCTACGAAATTCTGAATAGCACGGACCCTTTGATATTCTTTATGGAGCGCCACAATATCTCCCCAGAGAGCAATACGGCCATCCGCATCATTCTGCTCCTTGCCAAGATAATTCTTGTTGAAAAGTCGCGAGATATCGATTGCATCCTGATCCAGTACACGAATAACCTGATTGAGTGAAAAATCATCATTCTTTTCTTTAGTAAAATTGGTAAATGTGTTGATATCACTGAGTACATTGGTCTTGCCGACAATATCACCTGACACAGAATCTGCGACATTATGGAACATCAGCATTCCTGCTGTTATAGCTTTTTCAAGCTCGGACTGGCTGTATTTCGTGTTGATCGTGAATTCACCGTCATAAGTCTTATTTGTGCAGCTTGCATTGACATTGCAGGAAGCTTCTGCTCCCGTAAGCCAGTAAACAGCTGCTGCCGGAGATTCACCCATATCTGTTACTTCATTTTTAATCGAGATTACACCCTCATAGTCAACATTTTCCTTGCCACAAATAACAAGTTGATACTTTGCTCCTACGCTGTCACGCATACGCTTTACAAACTGTACAAGTAAGTCCTGAACCGTCGAATCTGTACCAACATAGCCCATGCAGTTAAAATAATATGGCTCAATCGCATCAATATAATTTTGATATTGCAGACCCGTCGTTGCATCCCCATTTGTACCATTTACAAGTTTCACTCCTGCAGTTGCTACAAGGTCTTTGCTCCGGATAAAGGTTACATAATCGTTGTCCGTTACATCGGCCCATGTACTGATGGCCTGCTGTTTATCTACTGCCGTAGTAGTTCCATCAACATCGATATAGGTTATGATATCGAATTTCGCTGGCTCATCTACATTGGCCATAACAGCCACTGTGATACCATTGCCACGGATACCGCCATACCTTGCTTTTGCAATCGCACAAGTTGCCTGCACAGCACCATTATTGACTCGGTAGAAATATCCGGTCTTTAAATTAATAAACAGGTCACGCAGGCCTTTCATTTTATCCGATGTATAGTCATACCCAAAATACTTCATGCAGTTTTTCTGGAAGTCTTCTGCCGTAACTGTGAACACACCATCTGGTCCCCAATCGAGTACCAGTGGCATTGTGCCATATCCTCGATCCGCAATATCCGTG